ACGAAAGTTAGCCCTAGCTTTAGGGTCGTCCCTACGAATTTCCATGTTAGGGTCACCGAAGGTAACTTTCTTAGTCTTGCCGCCACTGTTGACGTAGACACCAAACTTCTTGCTAGAACCTTTAGGTAGTCGGAAGGGTTTGTTCAGAGGCTTGTCAGCTTTATTTACAGCTTCCTCTGAGGGTAGGTTATCAATGTCGAACTCGTCCATTAGTCTAAGTCCTCCTTGATAATGATTGTGAAGTAACCGCTGTTAGGGAAGGTCTCTACTGTGGCATCAGCGTAAGTCACTTCTATTTCACCGTAGTAAGTACCAGCTGTATCAGTGTCTGTACCTGTCCATGCGTACTCCACTTTACCCGCAGTATCATCTGTGATAGTAGCCACAGCGTCGATCTTTAGTGAGGAAGCACCGAAAGCCTTCATGTGAAAACGGGCAGAACAACCAGCTAGGCCGATTGCATTGCCGAGTGCATCCTCAAGCGTTACAGCCAGCTTAGGGCTTGTGTCGTTTGTTTTAATCCTAAAAGCCATTAGCCTACCTTAACCCTATTGCTAGTTCTTATGATTGCGGAGTTATTGTTTTTGCCTATAACCCTGTTTCCTATCTTACGTCTGTCTATGTCGATCACCCTAGCTAGGTCAGCATCGTAATAGGGTTGACCCAACACTGGTGTACTAGAGACTAACTCATTTGCATAGAACAAGTAGTCTCCTACCTTCTGAACTCTTGGTACATCTGGGTGACCTGTTGTTACCCCCTCAGCGAAAAGTACGTTGCCCTCCAAGAATGGGGCAAACGGTATGATGACAGCGCCAGTGTTTAATGCCCCAGTAGAAAGCGTCTCCTCTTCCGACAGACTAGTATCTGGTAGGTCAACTGCACCTGTAATCAAATCAGCAGCGGAGAAGGTTTCGTCCTCTTGCATAGTGACATCAGGGAGTTCTACGTTACCTGTGTCTAGGTTGGAACTTGATAATATGTTGTTCTCAACTAGGTCTGCACTAGGTGTCTCAGGGTCTTCTGTAATGATGTCCCTTGCGGTGAAAGTTTCTTCCTCTGACATACTAATGTCTGGCAAGTCTACTGCACCAGTAGCTAACTCAGTGGGTTCAAAAGTCTGAACTTGGTCGAAGGTAGTTGTACCATTAACGGGACTACCAGTATCCAACACTCCAGTGGAAAAAGTCTCCTCTTCCGACATACTAATATCTGGAACTATAACATTTCCAGTAGCTAACTCAACAGGTTCAAACGTCTGGTCCTGATTAAAGTCTGCACTAGGTGTCTGAGGTGTACCTGTAATTAGGTTACCAGTGGAAAGCGTCTCTTCCTCTGACATTGTTATGTCGTCAACAACAACAGAGCCAGTGGCTAACTCAATAGGTTCAAACGTCTGGTCTTGGTTGAAAGCAGACGTACCGTTAACTGGTGTCCCAGTGTCCAAAACTCCAGTGGAAAGTGGGTTGTTCTCGACAAAATCCGCCACATCAAGTATGTATTCAGAAGACGTAAGTTCCCCAGTGGAAAATGATTCCTCTTCGTTGAACAGTGCAGCGTCAACCGTTGGCGCGTTAGTGTCAAGAACGGAAGTCTCAAACGTCTGATCTTGATTGAAGATAGAGTCGTCTACAGAGGGAACGCCAGAGGTAATAAACAAGCCACCAAAGGTCTCTTCTTCCTGCATAGTGTTGTCTGGAACCGTCACTGCACCAGTGGTAATAGCGACAGCGGTTAGTTCGTATATCTCGCTGCCTGCCCCTGCAAAAGTAGCGGCTGCAAAAGGGCTAGTTCCAAACATCTAATGCTCCTAGTTTTTGTCGCCCTCATATCGTGAGGTCCACATCGTAAGGGAATACTTAACCCCAGACTGTAGCTCATCGACGTAGTGTCCATGTGTTACTTGTGCAGGGAACAAAATGCAGCTTCCAACAGGTACATCTAGGTTGGTAAACTTTTGTCGGGGGAAGTGCAAAGTAGCACCCTCGTAGTCATCGTTCAGCTTTACACTACCCGTAATTAGAGATGCGTCAGTGTGAAGTCCAAGGGATGTCTGAGTGTCCACAGCGTATCGCATAGTGAAAGCATCTCTCAACCCCATGTACTCTACGGGCTTCCAGTGCTTCTCGCATATCTTAGATAACTTGTCTTCCCATAGTTTCTCGTAATCTCTCCAGAGACCTAACTGCTTTAGCCTGATCTCTTGTGCTGGGAACTTGTCGCCATCCATGCTTGACCAAGAACCAAGCTCGTCAGACTTCCTTATAAGCTCTTTACACTCACTCTCAGTAAGAAGTTCAGTGACTAGGATTTCATCAGCTACCTCGTTGTACGGCAGAGACAGGATGGGCGCTGACGCTACTGGTTCGTAGTAATTGAATTGGTTAGCTAACTGACCAAACCATAACTTAGCCTGTTCTCCACCATTACCATGGTAGGTACAAGGGGCGCAGATAGGTCCAAGCAACTCATCACCAGACTTAGTAACACTTGGGTCATCATTCTGAAAGATGTAGGCTTCGTGGTCTAGTGCAACCTTGAGTGTTGTTGATATTAACTCAGTCTGACAGTATTGCTGATCGTCCAACCCTTCGGCTTGCATGTCGTAAAGCCAACCTGCCCGTGAGAAGAAGTTCCTTAGCGCACCAGCCCGTCCAATGTACTGACCACTGTTGAGGTACTTGTAATGCTCCCGTGGGAATTTGGTATCGAACTTCTCCTGTAGGTCTTTCTCAGGTGGCCAGAAGTTGTTTTCCGCGCCAAACAGTATGTCTACATTGAAGCCTAAGAACCTCTCCAGTATCTCCTCTGGTGTCTTAACCAAGAAGGTGTCATACCCGTCCATGAACAAGACGACATCATCTTCTGGTAAGTCTAGCAAGGCTTCTCTAACCATCTTTAGTTTGGGCATACCAGCGTGACCCTCCATAGGATCGTGCCAGCCAGAGCCTTCACCAAGGTTAGTTACCTTAGCTCCAAACCTGTCGGCAGATTGCTTTAATGCCCACATCTTACTATCGTCTGTGGCGACAGTAAATAGGTGTAATGTATCGGGTTTCATAACTTCTGTGTCCTCTATGGCACTAGGTCGGGTTGACCGTGGGATTTGAGTAACAACCTCTGTCGGGTAGAAGTAATTACGTTTGTCTTCTAGCTTCTTTGGTATCCATTCATCAACTGGGATGATGTTATCTTTAAAACCCCCTAGTAGTATACGCGCTGTGTCTGGGGTGATGGCATAAGCATGGCAGTTATACCAGTAACCAAGACTGTTCCACCTGTAACCTAGCCAAGCACTGTCGTGGTCTTCTAGCATCCAGTCTACATGACTAGGGTTGATCTCATCAAAGACAGCATCCTCTTCCAGTATAAGACCGTTGAGGTTACTCTCAGCTATCTTCTGCCAGACCCTGTAGTGGCTCACTGAGCATCCAAACTCACCTTTAAGCAGTGGTCTGTTATGGATAGGGTCTAACCAGCTTGTATCAGGCTTACAGTCAGTCTCAGAGTACATCTGATCCCAAGTCTTGTCCCTAGCATCGTAAGCAGATCCGTGAAGTGAAATCTGGTAGACTATCAACCTACACTCCCCCAGACCAATATAAGATCAGAGAAGGTCTGTAACTCACATACGAGCTGCAAGATTGGCTAAGTGAGTAAACACCACTGCTATCCGTTCTCGCATAATACATTCTTCCTGTGGTGGTGGTCCTAACTATGCCAGAACGGTTGTAGGTTGGTTGTATCTGACCCCAAGCCATTCTTATAGCTAGAGCGTCAGACCCATTATAATAAAACGTGTTATCAGCGGGAAAGTAAGTCTCATCTTGATTGGTAGACCAGTTGTGGGTGTTGTTGTTGTAGAAAACCGTCTCACCTGATCGAGACCCCGAAACATTGGTGGTGTTACTTGTTGTGGAATCGTGTGACATACCGACTGAGTAGTTTGGGAAGGAGGGATATGCGGGTATGTTGTTCTGAGCGGCTATCTGTAGTTGCGTTATGCGACCTTGCCCCCCACAACCTGCGGCTTGCATTTCAGCGTGGGTAATTACAAAGGCTAAGCAGTAACGTCTCCAATATGCGTTGTTGGGTCCAGCT